AACTGATACAACCACCCTACTAGGATTTAACTCATACCGACTGGCCTAGCAGACTTAGTAGAGACGGTATGAGGATGCGCTACTACGCGGAGTTATCATGGCTATTTCTACCTTTGACGGTCCAGTCCGTTCCCTGGGCGGTATTTATCAACAAGGCCCGTCCACGATCGTTGAGATCACTTCCAGTACCACATTAAATCCCGTGGCCCATGCAGGCCGGATTATTTCTGTTGGCGGCACGCTTGCAGCTAACGTGGTTCTGACACTTCCAGCAATCAATACCTCGGCTAATGTATCCTCGTCTGGCCCGGGCAATGATCCCAATACGGCTAACAACGAAGGTGTTGTTTATACGATCTGGGTTCCCACCACGATTGCTACTTCGTCACTCAAGATTGGTACCGATGGCACTGACAAGTTTGTCGGTACGATCCTTGGTGTTGATACTGATTCTTCCAATGCGCTTGTGGCTTACACGGCCGGTGCTTCCAATGACTTCATCAACTTCAACGGTTCGACAACCGGTGGCGTTGCTGGCTCATGGGTCCAGATCGTTGCGATTGCAGCGAACAAGTACATGGTCAACGGTATTGCACTTGGCTCTGGTTCGGTTGCTACACCCTTCGCTGATTCCTAATAGAGGTGCTTTATGGACACAGACGTTCTAGGCAAGTCTCTTGCTGCGTCTGGTGCTGTCTCGGCTACGCCAACTCGTGTCCGCGGGTTGGTTATTGAACCGGGCTCATCTACTGGCAGCGTTGAGATTAAAGACGGTGGGTCAAGTGGAACAAGTAAGTTCATCATTAACACGGTTGCTAATGGTGAAACCTTTGCTGTACTTATTCCTGCTAATGGTGTTTGGTGTAGGACAAGTGCTTACGCCACACTAACTAACGCCAAAGTCACGGTGTTTTATGGCTAAGGCCAAAGGGATGGGGATTGCCACTTCAGTGAAGTCAGGCAATTTCCGACCTACCAAGCAAGGTGCTGGCATGACGGAGAAAGGCGTTGCAGCTTATCGCAAGGCCAACCCCGGCAGCAAGCTCAAGACGGCTGTGACCAGTGATAATCCTGGCCCGAAAGATGCCGCACGCAGGAAGTCTTTCTGTGCGCGTTCAGCCGGCCAGATGAAACAATTCCCTGAGGCAGCCAAAGATCCCAATAGCCGCATACGGCAGGCAAGACGCAGATGGAAGTGCTAAATGGATACGGGCGCTCTTATTTGGAATCTCATCACATCGTTCTTTGTGGGTCTGGTGATGTTCATGCTTAAGCAAGCTTCAGATGAACAGAAGCGCATCCAGATCCTACTTAACAGAACTCGGGAGGAAATTGCCCGTGATCACATCACTCGCGCAGAAGTTCGTGCTGACATGGAAAAGATTATTGAACGCTTTGACTCAGGCTTTGCAAGACTTGAAGCAAAAATTGATGCCCTCGCTGAAAGGAAATGATGATGCAAAATGATCCCCGTAAAGGCCGTGGGCGCCATGGCGACACAAACTACAACCCTAACTACGATCTTGTACCCACCCAAAAAGAGAAGGGTGCGATGCAACAAGAAGTAGAGGATGCCAAGCTCCGCAAGATGGATCAGCGCCCCAACCTTGGCAAGATGTTCAAAGCCGGTGGTTACGTGAAAGCTGCCGATGGATGCGCCAAGCGTGGCAAGACTAAAGGCACGATGGTCGTGATGAAGTAATTCCGTCCATGGACGGAATTTGCTACTAAAGTAGGGGGTAGTATGAAGAAGCGTAGAGTCAAGCGATTCAATGAAGGCGAGTTGGTTGACTCGTTTTCTGAGTACCAAGGCTTTGGTCAGATGGGTCCGCGAACCATCCAAGAACGCATTAATGAAGCGGCTGAAGAGGAAAAGCAAAAACCAAAGGTTAAGGAAAGCATTTCTGTATCAGAAATGGAAGAGCCAGGATCTGCTGGTTTCAGTCGTACGGTTACAAAGACCGCTACTAAGTCTCCCGTAGTAACCAAAGAGCAGATGAAAAAAGCGGGTTTTGATAACCTGCGTGATTACATGAATGCTCAAAAAGGCTTGACCCGTAGAGGGGAGGCAGCCAAGCCGGCGGCCAAACCTGCTAAGCCAGAATCACCATCCATGTCATCGTTTGCCCCTGACGCTCGCGCCGGTCGGTCAACCAATGTCAGCTATCTACGCAAGGATAGGTTTGGCATGGAGCCAGATATGTACATAGCACGTCGCCGGATGAAAGAAGGCTTTAAGGCTGGTGGCAAGGTTGGGTCTGCATCTAAGCGTGCCGACGGCATAGCTTCTAAAGGCAAAACACGCGGAAGGATTATCTGATGGATAAAATTGGACGTGTCATGAAAGAGTTCAAGGAGGGCAAACTCAAGTCTTCCTCGGGCCAGAAAGTTACTAACCCCAAGCAAGCCATAGCAATTGGCATATCGGAGCAAAAAGCGATGGAAAAGAAACCTGCAAAGAAGATGGCCTCTGGCGGATACATGCACGGTGGCAAGGTGCACGCTTCCAAGATGGGCTCAGTAAAGACTGCCGCTCCTAGTAAAGATGGCGTGGCAACGAAGGGCAAGACCAAAGGAACCATGGTTAAGATGGCCAAGGGCGGACGCTCTTGCTAAGGTGATTTGTGGCACTTCCTGTATTTGATAGTGAATGGTTTGGTCTAGGCGCGGCTGACAAAATTACGCGGTTTACCGCTGCCGGCACAACGCTTGATGAATTAAGAAGCATTGCCGACGAAGGAACCATTCAATGGATGATAGAAGAGGGTGGGTGGAAACCTCCTCAAGAAACCGTCCAGGAAGTACAGGCACCACCTTCTGATCCCATAGCAGACCTAGCTTCCGAGTTAGGTTTGCCAAAGTTTCTTGTTGCTAATTTAGTAAATGCTGGTTACTCGGCAGGCGAGATTCGTAATATTTACGCTCCTCCCCCGCCAGAGCCTCCTGCGCCAGAACCCGCCCCTCCCTCGCCGCCTCCACCTCCCTCACAACCTCCGCCATCAGGACCAACGCCACAGCAGATAGCTGATTCGCAAAGGTCAAAGTTTGGGATGACCGCGGATGAGTTTAAGACTCGTCTGACGCAAGGAAATCCAAGTGATTTGCTGATGGATCAGCGATTGCTTGAGATAACGCTAGAGAAGTCATGGTCCCCGCAGTTAGCCGTGGACATGGTGAATACGGCTTTTGGTACAAGCAAAACGGTTAATGATTACACCACGGTAATGTCCAAGGTGTTGCAAGATCCAATTACCAAACTTGTACAGAATGGCGCCTCGGCAGAGGAGGTAAGGCAGATAGCTAAAACTATTGGCATCGATGAAACGACCGCCAATGCAGCTATTAGCACTGCGATAAAAACCAAGGAAGCAAGTGCTATCCAAGCAGACGTTGCCAAGTTCCTAGATAAGGACGGTAATGTCAGCATGACCAAGATTGTTGAATACGCAGATGGCAATAAGCTTGCGTATGCAGACGTTCAAGATGCGCTGAAAGAAAAGTTCCCCAAGCTCACGACAGACATGCTGGTCTATGAAAAGGACCGGCAACAGATTGCTTCAGTAGCAGATGCAGCAGGGGCGGTAGGATTGCCCAAGGCTTTGGCACTGGCTATTGATAAAGGTATTGAGTTAGACAATCTGGCCAAGTTCTTTAACAAGACACCAGATGAATTCAAGACGCTTGTATCAGATAACCTGGGTACGATCGCCACGGCTATTCGAGATTCTGGCACTAATGCCCCGGTAGGATTGGCTGACTTGCTTGGTATAGACCAGGCTGCAACTAATTCGGCCATGAAGAGCCAAGACTTTGTTGTTGGCCTAAACAAGTTGGCCGATACAAAGGGTAATATCCCATTTGATAAAGCGCTTGATTACGCATCAAAGAATAATGTCGGTCCGTATGCGCTTGCAGGCTATTTGAAGGTAGCGCCAGAGCAGATATTTAAATACCAGAAAGATCAGGCTATAGCTTCTGATCTGAATAAGCTTGCGGATGATAAAGGCCAGATTGCTTTTGACAAGGCTCTTCAGTACGCATCGACAAATAACATGTCGATCGAGGACTTGGCGGGTTATATTGGCGTTAAGCCTGATCAGCTTACACAGTATCAAACAGATACCAAGATTAAATCTGGCTTGGATCTTGCGGCCGGTGAAGATAAGCAACTAAGTTATGACGAGATCATCAAGTTTGCTTCAGACAACAAGATGAATCTTGCTGATGTTGTGAATTACATCGGGACCCAAGAAAGCCGCAAGGACTTATTAACCGGTATTCAAGACTATGTAACCGCCAAAGAAGCAGATGCAAAGCTTACTGGCCAAGAGCGTCTAACCAATCAGCTTAATGAAATCACCAAGGGTGGAACTACCGCGGGCGTATGGGATAAGAACCAAGGGTGGGATCATCACTCTAAGAAGATGGTTGATTACCTAACCCAATACGGTATTACGGATCTGAATCAGATTGGCACGCGTGTTGAGACAAGGAATTTACCGGCCACTGGTCAAGCCATACCGGGCGAGGATTTCCGCGCTACTGAAGGCGAGCAAGCCACTAATTACGTTGTTTACTTTGACAAGAAGACAGGCAAAGAGTTGCAAGCCGTACCCCAGTCCGATAACGGAGGTATGTGGCGCTTTGGATCCGAGGGCGAAGGCAAGGGAAGTACAGGCTACTTCCTTGGACAAACGGCTGGTGGTGGCGCAGGTATAGCCAGCAATTGGGAAGAGAAGTATGGCGCCAAAGAGTATGCCCTTCCTCTTGCTGTAGCTGCGGCCTTTGCTGCACCTTACTTACTGCCTGAGCTTATTGGTGGCGCAGTCGGTGGTGTTGAGCTTGCTGCACTTGGTGGAGAAATGACGGCTGGGACGGGACTTACGGGGATGTTGATGTCTGCCGGTATGCCTGCCGCCATAGCCGGACCTACGGCAACAGCGATTGTTCGTGGGACATACCAAGGTCTAGTCAACGAAGCTGCCGGCGGCGATTTTGCTAAAGGTTTTATTGGGGGCGGAGTTGCTCCAGCTCTCGGTCAGATAGCAACAAATTACACCTACTACAATTTGCCAGAAGAGCTTTCTAATTCGCAGGCTGTAATTGTTTCTCGTGCTGTAGGTAATGCGGTTACTCAGCTTGTCACAAACGGTGACTTGAATGTTACGCAAATGATTGGGGCAAGTATTACTCCAGCCGCCATAGATGCGGTAGTGAAAGCTAGTGACGGCGCCCTAACAAATGCCCAAGCAAAGTTATTAGTCCAGACAGTATTAAGCGGGGGTCAAAACATAACGGCTATGGCACAAAACCCGATGGCCGTGATGAACTTCGTGACCAACAACTCTAAGCTAATTGATGAAATTGCATCTGGTGTATCTAACGCTACCAACAAAATTACGCTTAGCGGTTTAACTGATGAGCAACAAAGGTCGCTGGCTCAAGTAAGCGAGCCCGGTAGTGATATATCTCAGCTTGCTTCAAGTACCGTTACAGTTACAGCTGGGTCAGATACAGCTATTGGGGCAGAAGGGATTGATGTAATACCTTCCGGGTCAACAGCTACAACAACACCATCCGTTACAGTTACCGCTCCTTCGACACCCATAGGCGATCAATTAACGATTGATGCAATAACTCCTGGTATGGGACTTGGTGCTACCAATGTAATGGCGGGAACCCCAAGCGTTACCGTCACTGCACCCAAAGAAACGGGCGTCCTTGATGAGGCATTGAAAATTGATAGCATCCTCCCCGGTGCTGTAGATACTGTAAAAACAGAGCCTGTAGTTGTAAAAAGCACACCAATAACAGATGGCAAATTAAAAAATGACACGGTAACAACCGAGCCTGTTGTTGTCACTTCTACGCCGATTGTTGAAACCGAACCGGTTACAGTCACGAGCACAAAGCTTGGAGAAGATTTGAAAACCGAGCCGGTCGTGGTTACTAGTACGAAAATTGACGACACAATTAAAGCCGAGCCCGTTACGGTTACGAGCACGCCATTGCTGGATGAAAAACTTAAGAGCGAGCCTGTTACAACAACAACGCCAACTAGCACAACAACTGGAACTACAACTACAACAACTACGGCTCCAACAATTACTATCCCGCCAATTACACTTGATCCTGGTGTAACAGTTACCAGGCCTGTCGGAACTGAAACCAGTACTGATAACACGATGGACTTCCAGCAACCCACTGTTTTAGGTCCAGAACTTTCAACTTATTACGGTATGCCGTATCCTAATTACCTACGTCCCTTGGAGCCTTATTTGCCCATGGGATTAGCCGCACTGATGGAGGCGATGAATGCTCAAAAGTCGGGGTATGGGGATTATCAATCCCTCCAAAATGCCGCGCCCAAAATTACGATCCCGACGTGACGATACTGATTTCATTCAGTACGCAGAAGGTGGGAAAGTATCAAAGGTTAATGAGGCTGGTAACTACACCAAGCCTGGCATGAGAAAGCGTTTGTTTAATTCAATCAAAGCTGCCGCTGTGCAGGGGACTGGTGCAGGCCAGTGGAGCGCCCGCAAAGCACAGCTACTCGCTAAGCGATATAAAGCTGCTGGAGGTTCCTATCGTGACTAAAAAAGTTAAGAGGTTTGCTGAAGGCGGGATAACCGGTCCCGATCAGTTGCCTATCATGCCAAGCTTAGCCAAGCCTATTAATACTTTGCCTTTTAACAAAACCGAAGTATCACCAGCACCTTCTGGCGGTAACGCCATGGAAAGCTTGAATCAAATAATGACGGGCTCTCAAGGCGTCAGCAGAGCTCTTCAAAGTATTCAAGGAGCCATAGGTGGCAATTCACCGGTTTCGGGGTATACAGAACCGGATTTTGTATATCACACACAAAATTTCAAAAAAGGCGGAAAAGTAAAGTCTGCATCAAGCCGTGGTGATGGTATAGCCAAGAGAGGTAAGACCAAGGGTCGTATGGTATGAAGTCTTCGCAGCAATCCTTGAAAGCTTGGGGGGACCAGAAATGGACTACCAAGAGTGGTAAACGATCGTCTGATACGGGAGAGCGTTATCTTCCAGAGTCAGCAATCAAATCGTTATCTCCACAGGAGTATGCTGCGACCACTAGGGCAAAGCGTGCAGGTAAGGCTAAGGGTAAGCAGTTTGTAGCGCAGCCAAAGACTATTGCCAAAAAGGTTGCGCCGTTTAGGAAGGTGGGCAAATGACAACCACGGGAACGACAACATTTAATCCAAACCTGAACGAATACGTTGAGGAAGCTTATGAGCGTTGTGGACGAGAGCTACGGTCTGGTTATGACTTGCGTACAGCTCGGAGATCTCTCAACCTTTTGCTCTCAGAGTGGGCGAATCAGGGAATAAACCTGTGGACCATGGAGCAGGGGGCAATCCAGCTTTATGCCAATCAGATTACCTACCCTATTCCAATTAACACAGTAGATCTTGTTGAAACGGTTATCCGCACAGGGGAAAGTCAAAACCAGACGGACATCAATATCAGCCGGATCTCGGTAAGCACTTACTCAACCATTCCTAATAAGCTAGCCACAGGGCGGCCTATTCAGATCTACATTGACAGGCAAGGCGGTCAAACATATGTCTTTACTGGGACGCTTGCGGCTAACATCACATCCTCTGCTACAACAATACCGATGTCTAGCCTCGCGGGGGTACCATATGCAGGATATGCAAACATTGGTTCGGAGACGGTTTATTACTACGGTACTTCAACCCAAGCCGAGAATGTGGCAACAGGTGCTTCGGCTTATGCAACGCTAGACAATGTTGTCCGTGGGCAGAACAACACAACGGCTGCAAGTCATTCATCTGGCGCAGAGGTAAGTAATACCAAGTTTCCTAATGTCACGGTATGGCCGGCCCCGGACCAGGGTTCTATCAGCAGTCCTTATTACACGTTGGTTTACTGGCGCATGAGAAGGCTGCAAGACGCTGGTAATGGTGTGAACGTTGAAGACATACCATTTAGATTCCAAGAGGCTCTGATTGCTGGATTGGCATATAAACTTTCATTGAAGGTGGATGGGGCTTTGGAGAGGATGCCAATCCTTAAAGCACAGTATGACCAGGCTTGGGAGTTGGCGTCCACGGAGGATCGCGAAAAGGCGCCGATTAGGTTTGTGCCAAGGCAGTCATTCTTAGGAACGGGCGGGTTCTAAATGCCCAATCAGTTTGCCAGTGGTAAGTGGGCCATATCGCAGTGTGATCGCTGCGGGTTCCGCTATAAGCTTAAACAGCTAAAGCCGCTGACAATCAAGACAAAAAATGTCAATATACTGGTATGTCCGACTTGCTGGGAGCCTGACCAGCCGCAATTGCAGCTAGGCATGTTTCCCGTGGACGATCCTCAGGCCATACGGAATCCTCGTCCCGATTCCAATTCGTATTACCAGTCAGGTTACAACGGGATGCAGACGAACAACACGGTAGGAACAAGCCCGCTTTACACGGGGGTTCCATCTGAAGGAAGCCGAGTTATTGAATGGGGCTTCAACCCTGTTGGCGGTGCAAGATCATACGATTCCGGCATGACCCCCAATCACCTTGTGGGTCAAGCATTGTTGAACAGTGTCACAGCATCATAGGAGCTGACATGAAGGACGACATCAAGCATGACAAAAAGACGGCAGCGGCTGCTGTGCATAAGCATGAGAAGGCCATGCACCCAGGCAAGCCCCTAACCAAAATGCGTAAGGGTGGCCCCACATCAGAGATGATGAAGAAGATGGGTCGCAACCTTGCACGCGCACGCAACCAGGGGTAAGTTATGGCCAAGTACTCTATGAAGCAGGGCGGCAAGGAAGTCGGTCCGGCATCTGTTTACGCAGAGCCGCATACGATGACTGGCGCCAAGGTTGTTGCATCGCCTAATCCAGGCAAGCAAATGCCATACAACATGGATAAGGATTGGCAGCCCACACATGGGGTGGCCATCAATCCTAATAGCCAAGTCAAGACGACTGGTATTAAAATGCGTGGCGCAGGGGCAGCAACCAAGGGTGTTATGTGCCGGGGGCCAATGGCGTGAACTGGGGTGAGCTGAAGACAGCTATTCAGGATTATCTTGAGACGACGTTTGAGACGTCCACGCTCCAGACATTTGCTCAGCAAACTGAACAGCGCATCTTCAATACCATTCAATTCCCATCGCTTCGCAAGAACGTGACCGGGAGTTTGACCAGCGGCAATAAGTATCTTCAGTGCCCGTCAGACTTCTTGGCCGTCTATTCCATGGCGGTGATTGATACGGATGGATCGTATAAGTATCTCCTGAATAAGGATGTGAACTTTATACGCGAGTCATTTCCTACGCCCACGGATACAGGCTTCCCATACTGTTACGCACTATTTGGTCCAGACTATCCGACATTTCCGAAAGAGCTGACGTTCATTATTGGGCCAACACCCAATTCGGGTTACTCGGTAGAGCTTCATTACTTCTACTACCCTTCTTCCATTGGTGCAGGTAATGTGGATGCAACGACCACATGGCTGAGCGATAACTTTGACTCGGTGCTTTTATACGGCTGCTTGGTTGAAGCAAGTACATTCTTGAAGCTTGAGCCTGACTTGATGGCCAATATCAATGGCAAGTACAAAGAGGCATTAATACTGGCCAAACGACTTGGTGATGGACTGGAGCGCCAGGATGCGTACAGGACTGGCCAAGTGCGGGATAAGGTGGTGTAATGGCGATCATTCAAACCCTGACGACAAGCTTCAAGGTTGAAGTGGCGCAGGGTCTTCATAACTTCACCACGGGAACGGGCGATGTCTTTAAGCTGGCCCTATACACCGCCAACGCGGATCTCGGTGCCTCAACGACTGCTTACACGACGGCAGGTGAAGTCAGTGGAACCAATTATTCCGCTGGAGGAATTATCCTCACAAACATCACGCCAAGCTTTCAAGGAACTACTTCTTATTGGTCTTTCCAAAATGCGACATTCACAAACGTCACGTTAACGACCAATGGGGCGCTTATTTACAACTCAACTAATGGAAATCGTTCCGTTGCAGTATTAAACTTCGGGGTTAATATCACTAAAACCGCACAGGACTTGGTGATTACATTCCCGGTTAATGATGCTACCAACGCCGTTTTAAGGATTGCATGATGGAAAAAGCAAAAGCGGGTGATCAAGTTTCTAGCGGGTTAGCCGCTAAAACATCGTGGGGTGAATCGGCTGTGGCCTGCGGTAGGTACTATGCAGAGTGCCATGACAAGGATGGCAACCTCAAGTGGACTGCTGAGGGTGATAACTTGGTAATGAACGGCGGTCTTCAGTATATGGCTGGCACGGCACTGGCAAACTCGGCAGCACAGATTACTACTTGGTATGTTGGTCTTTATGGCGCAGCAGCAAGTAATACACCGGCGGCATCAGATACGATGGCAACTGGAGGGCATCCCGGATGGACAGAGATTGATTGCTATAGCGATGCAACAAGACCGGCTGCAACATTTGCGGCGGCGACCAATGCAAATCCTTCGGTAGTCACAAACACCTCTAACAAAGCCGTGTTCAATATTGACGCAACGGCAACGGTTGGCGGTGCGTTTTTAGTAAGCAATAACACCATTCTTGGAAACACAGGCACGCTATTCTCGGCAGCAGACTTCCAATCGCCGGGGGATCGGTCGGTGGTATCGGGTGATGTCATTAGCTGCACTTATGAGTTCCGTCTTTCTGCATAAATTTATGGTACTCTCCTTAAACTTTTTAAGGAGATGCTATGGATATGCAACTAAACAGGGTATGGCGCGGCATGCACAATCGTTGTTATAACGAGAACCAAAAGTCCTATAAGAACTATGGGGCCAAGGGCATCCGCGTCTGCGAAAGATGGCACGGCAAGCAGGGTTTTAAGAATTTCCTTGCTGATATGGGTGAAAGGCCCGAAAAAGGAACCATTGAGAGGATCAACTCAAATGGCAACTACGAGCCTTCAAACTGCCGATGGGCAACACGACTTGAGCAGGCTAACAACAAGTCAAACAATCGGTACATTACGATTGAAGGCGTGACGCAAACCAAATCACAGTGGGCCAGACAGTACAACATTGGTGTCGCAATTTTTCATCAAAGGTTGCAAAATGGTATGGAGCCATTGGAGGCTTTAAAAAAGCCAGTGGCAAAAAGATCAAACTCAACCCTTTCTGATGATGACGTAAGAGAGATTCGTGACACCTATCCACTGATGACCGCAAGCGCACTTGGGGTAAAGTTTGGCGTTAGCAAAAAAGCGATCTTGAACATACTTCATAATAGGACGTATCAAGATGTGCAACAGAGTAAGGTGTCATGAGTGAAGGCGGCTGGGGATCAGGTGCATGGAACTTTGGGCCTTGGGGCAGGTCAGCTTATGATCGTTCTGTTCTTGAACTGGCTTCAGGAAACGACACAGTTGCTGTGCCGGGGGTTGAGTATCCAGCATCTATTCTTGAAGCCGCATCGGGCAATGACCTCATGGCAGGCAACCCGTACTTCGCCGCCAATATTATTGAAGCAGCCAGTGGTGCAGATACAATTGCAGGGTCTGCTGATTTTGGTGGAACGATTATTGAAACATCTGCTGGTGCAGACAGTATTTCAGGTTCAGCAAGCTTTATTAGTTCTGTGCTTGAGAATGCGGCTGGTAACGACCTTGTTTCAATCAACGTGGAAATGCAGCTATCTGTACTTGAAAACGCATCTGGTGCTGATAGCATCTCTGCTGTATTGTTCTGGGAGCAGATCAATACTTCTCAAACCGCTAATTGGACTGAGATAACGACATGACAGTCAATTACACATCCCTTTTGGCCCTCGGTCAGCCTGTTACGGGGACTGAGTCTGGAACTTGGGGCGACGATGTCAACAACGCCGTTACCTCATACCTTGATATTGCAATTGCGGGTACACAGACATTAAGCACTGACGGTGATGTCACGCTTACGCTGACGCAAGGTACAAGTTCAGCAACGAATATTGGGACTACATCAGCCCAGTACATGATCCTGAACTGTACAGGATCAAGAACAGCACTCAGGTATATCAACGTACCCAATAGCAGTAAAGCCTACATTGTGATGAACAACACCTCTGGTGGGTTCAATGTCACGATCAGAGGAAGCACCGGACCTACGACAGGTATTTCGGTAGCTCCGGGCAAACAGACATGGGTAGCTTGGGATACCAACGCAGGTGATTTTAAAGAGATTGCCTCGGGCGATGTAGACGGACCTGCTTCTTCTACTGATAACGCTGTTGCAAGGTTTGATGGCACTACCGGCAAGATCATTCAAAACTCAGCCGTTACGATTGCTGATAGCACGGGTGATATTACTGGCGGGGCTTATAACAAAGTCACGATCACTGCTCCTGCTTCTAGTGCAACGCTAACGATTGCTGATGGCAAGACACTAACGGCTAGTAATAGCCTGACGCTAGCGGGTACTGATAGCACCACGATGACCTTTCCGGGGACCAGTGCAACGATTGCACGGACGGATGCGGCTCAGACATTTACCGGCGCACAGACCTTTAGTTCGGCACCGATCTTATCTTCGGCTACGGCAAGTAAAGCTGTCTTTACAGATGGATCTAAGGCACTGACCTCTACAGGTACGCTAGCCACGGATCAGGGTGGTACCGGGCAATCAAGCTATACCGCTGGTGATTTGGTTTACTACGCCACGGGTACAGCGTTTACCAAGCTTGCAATTGGTTCAAGTACAACCATCCTAACCTCATCGGGTACTGCGCCACAGTGGAGTTCTGCCTCGGGTGTGACGGTTGGTACGGCTACGAACTTGGCAGGTGGTGCGGCTGGATCAGTTCCTTATCAGACAGGATCTGGAGCAACGTCATTTCTTGCTATAGGTACAGCCAATTACATACTGGGTGTTAATTCAGGCGCAACGGCTCCTGAGTGGGTGGCTAATACAGGAACGGGGAATGTCGTTAGGGCTACATCACCTACGCTTACCACGCCGGTTCTTGGTGTAGCTACAGCAACGAGTTTAAATGGCCTGACGGTATCTACGACCACAGGTACGCTGACACTTGCTAACGGATCTACGCTTGCGACTTCGGGTGCTAATAGCATCACGTTGACATCCACGGGTGCTACAAACGTCACGCTTCCTACATCGGGAACCTTGGCAACGACGAGTAATACCGTAGCAACCATTTCGTTTGGCACGACAGGTTTAACCCCGAGCACAGCAACAGGCGGTGCAGTAACGGTTGCTGGCAACTTAAGTCCTGCGAATGGCGGTACAGGTGTATCTAACAATGCACTGAATACGATTACCTTCACGGGTAACTACAGTCTTGGTTTGACCTTAAACGGCAATACATCGGTTACCTTACCAACGACCGGCACGTTAGCAACGCTGGCAGGGGCGGAAACCCTGACCAACAAGACTATCAATGGTGCTAACAATACGATCAGCAATATCAACCTAGCCTCTCAGGTCACAGGTACGCTGCCTTTTGGGAACGGTGGTACAGGCAATACGGCCACACCAACGAATGGTCAGTTGCTGATTGGTAATGGATCGGGTTTCTCTTTAGCTGCTCTTACAGCCGGTTCTAATATCACGATTACAAACTCTTCCGGTGGGATTACGATTGCAGCAGCTTCGGGTGGTGGCACAACAACTAATGCGTTAACGCTAAACAATAGCGGTGCGGGTGCAGCATCTGGAACGACCTTTAATGGTTCAACGGCTGTCACGCTGAGTTACAACACGATTGGCGCGGCTCCAGCACCAACAGGAACATCTGCTCAGTTATTAGCTAATAACGGCTCGGGTGGTTTTAGCAACGTCACAGTAGGTTCGGGGCTGACTTTTAGCGCAGGCACATTAAGTGCTACTGGCGGTGGTACGGGTGACGTAGTAGGCCCAGCTTCTGCAACGGATAATGCGATTGTCCGGTTTGATGGAACCACGGGTAAGTTGATCCAGAACTCGGCTGCAACGATTGCCGATACAACGGGCGACATCACGGCAGGTAAGTACAACGGCTTAACAGTCTCAACAAGCACGGGTACGTTGACGGTTGCTAATGGTTCCTCACTCATCACTTCCGGTGCAAACAGCATTACGCTGACATCTACTGGATCAACGAACGTGACGTTGCCAACGTCTGGAACTCTTTCTACAACAGGTTTTGCTATAGCTATGGCTTTAGTTTTCGGAGGTTAAGTTGGTAAACCAAGAGATGCTAAAAGCAAAGTTTGATTACCGACCAGACGGGTGTTTGGTTTTGATCAATGATCCTGAGACGGATATATGGAAGCGGCGTCCAGTTGGGTTTACGTCAAGTAGCAAAGCACGCCCGGACAAGATATACAGGGTTACTAAAATTAAAGGAAGGCAGTACGCTATTCACAAGTTAATTTGGCTCTGGCACTATGGCGAATACCCAGATCAAATTGATCACATAAATAGAGATGGTGTTGATAACAGGATTGAAAATCTTCGTCTTGCTACATCGTCTCAAAACATGATGAATAGGAAAAAGTTTAAGAACAACCGTTCTGGGGTTACTGGTGTTTCATGGCACAAGAAATCAGAACGATGGTTTGTTTACATAGATGCCAATAAAAAGCGTAAAAACATCGGATATTTTGATGATTTTGAATTGGCTGAGTTGGTTGCTATTGAAGCTCGTGACCTGTATCACGGAAAATTTGCCAGATTGGCATAGGAGAAATAAATGGCCGCGCCAAATTTAGTCGCTGTAACGAGTATCGTGCCACACACGGTATCTATCACCCCTGCTGATACCTCACGAAATGCTCTAGTGACAGCACCAGCAACTGGGGCAACGCATAAGATCAACTCGATCTTAGTGGCTAATATTGATGGAGGTTCTGCGTATAACACCACGGTGGAGCTAAGGCTTGCTGATGGGTCTACCTACCGATCCTTGTGTTATTTGCTGACGGTGCCTGCTGGCGGAACGGTTGAAGTGCTGACCACGGGGACATCGCTGTATTTGCTAGACACAAGCGTATCGGGTGAGGCTTCTACGTTGTGGGCTACAAGCGCCACGGCATCTAAACTGACTTACACCTGTTCTTACACGACGATTTCTTGAGGCATAGATCATGGCTCAATTTCCTTCA